AAAGGTGATTGGGTTCCACAATTTTACTAGTGGTAATGGGAATGGATTTATCCCAGTTACCAAAAGCATGGTGCAAAAAGCCACACAATGTGTGTCGGCTTTTTAGCACGCCCTCCGCCTGAGCGTTCCATTATTGAGAAGTGGTATGATAAATACACTCATAAGGTCAAATGGACGCAGTATCAGGGGCTGGGGGGACCATCGGATATGTTTAAAAAACATTTTGTGAATGGGAATGTTGATTATTTGGGAAAAGTCAACAAGTATAGTAAGTTTAGTCAAAAAGAGGTGGTGAACTATTCTTTTGGGGCATTTTGCCAGGATAACGACCTGCCCATTAGTGGAAAATATCGTATGGCAAAAGCGAGTATGGAAGCGGGGTTTCGCTCTATTTGCAAGTATGATAAAGCGCAGCCCACCTTAAATGAGGACGCATGGCTCTTAGCGGGTGATTGGACTAAGCGCCATTGGCAAGCCCATTGCGGTGGGAGTCGGGTTTTGACACAGGATGTGTGTGTTGAGCAGATGAATAAAACCACATCTCCAGGCTTCCCCTGGAGTTTGAAATATCACAAGAAGAGTGAGATGTTAAGTGACAGTGAGGTCATGGGAGTCTTGGCGGATTATTGGGATATAATTGGTACGCAAAATGAGCAAAATATTGTGCCAATTTGGACATGTGCAGAAAAAGTGGAAATGCGGGCTAAGGAAAAACTGGACGCGTTCAACTTGCGCACGTTCACTGCGAGCCCGTTTGAGCTATCAGTGGCAACTAACAGGTTGTGTTTGGATTTTAATAATCGATTTTATGATTCTGCAAATAAGACGTGGTCATTTGTGGGAGAGTCAAAGTTTATGAGCGGGTTTGATAATTTGTATTATCGATTGAATAAGCATCCCAATGCCTATGCGTTGGATGAGAGTCAATATGACTCATCGTTATTTGCGCGCGCACTATTTGGGCAGCGGGATATACGTTGGGAAATGCTCGATCCGCGTGATCAAACAGTGGCAAATTGGGCGCGGTTGTCAGCTGTTTATGATACAATAGTGCATAGTGTTATTGTTCTTGAAAATGGGGATTTAATTATGAAGCATACTGGAAACCCTAGTGGTTCGAGCAACACCGTGGTGGACAACACCATGGTGTTGTTTCGTTTGAAAGCGTATGCGTGGATATTGCTGATGTGGGAGCGAAATCGTGAGGCACTCTATTTGGAGTTCATGGCTAATGTGGAGGCAGCGTTGTATGGTGATGATAACACATTCACCGTGTCGGATGAATTCATGGGAATTTATAATCCGAGTACAATAGCTCCGATATGGAGTGGGATTGGTATTACAACAACATCAGAATTTCCCGGTGCGATGCCGTTGGATGCTGTTACATTCCTCAGTAACAGTTTTGTTTATGACAAAAAGATGGGCACATGGTTTCCAAGTCCACAGACAGAGAAGGTCTTGTGTTCACTTATGTATGGATCCTCGATTGATGATGTGCGCTGGCATTATCTGAGGGCATGTGCTCTGCGTATTGATTCCTTTGGTAATAGAGAATTGCGTGATATACTCACGAAGTATATCAATTACCTTAATAAGATGTATTCACATAAGTTGGTGGGAGAGTGTGAGGGAATCAAGATGGAAAATATTCGTGCAGTCTGGAAGTCGGACTCATGGATAAA